ATATACATATGTATCTTTCCATCTAATGGACTACGATATGGTATAGACATTGATTCACTTGCCCAATGAGTTACATTTTTATGTGTATCACAGAAGGTCATAAAAGTTAGTTCCCAACCTGATCTGTATTTTGGTTTATGTTTACCTACGTATTTTTGCGGGTTTTTGGGAGTGAAGGTACCTTGTGCATAATTAGCCATAATTATTGCACTATATTACGTGATACTGGTTGATTTGATTTTGGTATGATAGCTATGCCATATAATGACGTTTTGCTTTTAAAACTATTAAGATAATAAGCAAGAATTTGATTCATTTCTATCTTTTTTTTACCTTTGATTTGATCTAATAACTGAAGCACAGGTATTTGTGTTTCTTGTGCTATTCTAAATAACACCGCAGTGAAATTAGCTGCAATGTTTTTAGTAGCACAAACAGATGCAAAATATGAATATACGATATCATATTCCGCAGCATTAACAATTGCATTGAACGCATAGAATGAATCAAAGATTCTAACTGTTTGATCCAGGTTTGTACGATTATCTATAATTTGTGACATGTTTGCCTTATTGTGGTCCTATCTGACCGGGTGTTTGTGAACCTGCGTACCTTACACCTACTTGAGAACCACCGATACTTGTAGCGATTGAACCTAGTGTGCGACCAACTTGCGATGAGGATAGTGCCCCTGCTAATGTTGATCCAGCAGTACCAATAGCACTTTGAATAGCACCAAATATAGGAGTTGCTACATTAATATTTCTATTTGGAGTTCCGCCTACTGAATTAATTATACCCGAGACAACTTCAGATTTTGCAATATTCAATGGATTTGTATTTTTAAATGTGTTATATGTAGTACCGGCTGCTTGAACAGCACCTAATATATTTCCATTAGCTAATGCATCTATTGCACCACCCACACCGTCAACTAACCCACCTTGCCCTAATATATTTGCTTGAGATCCCGGTCTTGCTATGGGGCTTAATGTTCTATCGTAATGAGCTTCATCACCAAATCCAGTGACGATGTTACCGGGACTTTTACCATCTATTGCACCTTCATTATAAACCACTGTTTCGTAATCTACTGTCATTTGATGTTCCATTGTTCCATTGCCCTGAGCATAGTCATATGTATCATGGCTGAAAGATGTTATTATAGGATTGATTAATGTGTAAGCTACAAAATTATGCTGGTTGAAACCAAACACTGTTATATTTTTAAAGAAAGGTATTTTTTGACCAGTTGGATCGCTAGTACCCCCTTGGTAACCCCAACTCTCGTTCCCTGTAATAGATGGTTGATATTGTGTTCTATTATTATAGGTAGCATCTGCTGTGCCAATAGCTGCGCCATTACCCCTTGCTCCATTAAATACAATTTGTGGTTTTGTACCATCGGCATAGTAGTAATTGTAATAACCCTTCCACATTTTTCTAATTGAATTTCCATTATCATCATGGAACGCAAAGTTTATTGGATCGTATTTGATTTTTGTTTGAATAATACGTTTACGATTATATTGATTTAATGTACTAGTATCAAAGGTAAAGCTGGGGAGTTTTACTGATTTAACTAATAGTCCGTAACTAGTCAAATTAAAGTCGCTTGGCAATCCGGTTGGATTAAGTTGAAAGTAAACATGAAATAGAAACTTAAATTTAGGTGCATTTTCATATGCATTGGGTCTAAAGGTCTTACTAGCGTGGGTGTAATCACGAAGGAAATCGCTGCCGAAAAATGTTCCGGCAGCGTCTTTGAGTACGTTTTGAAAAAATCCAGACATGCTAGATTTATTTAGTCAACGATATTAACCGCCGCCTAAAGAACCACCGATACCTGTAGCGATTGAACCTAGTGTACGACCAACAGTAGAACCAACACCTGAACCAATTGGCGATTGAATTGCGTTGTCAAAACGTAATGTCAATGCAATTGTTACTACATCACTAGTACCATAGTTTAATGTATTGTAGTTGGCAGTTTGTAAGAAGCATCCATAACATTCCCAAGTTTCTAATACGATAGGAGCAGCCTTACCGTTACCACCGTCTAAGATTTCAATGTTTGTTTGAAACTTGTAGTCTTGCCCAGATGCAGCACTTGCTTGTTCAACAAAGTCCATTTGTTTCTGTAATTGTTGACCAACTAATTTTGTCACACTGTTTGAAGCATCATCACGAATGTTAACAGATAATGTTTGCCAAGCATGTTTGCCTGCCAAATACATTGTTGAGTTGTAAATTGGTAATGTAATTTCAGTAAATTGCACATTTGGTCTAGAACAATCAATAACTTGTTTTGTTAATTCAACTGTACTTGTGTTTGTTCCAAAATTCAAAAAGTTAACTCTGAATCTGAACTGTAGTTTTGGCATTAATAAGCCCTGATTGCCGCCGGCATTATCAGATGCTACTGTCATGTTGAACAATGATTGTGAGGCTGTTGCCATTTTATGTTTCTCCTATTAATCTTATTTATCTTAAATAGACAGATAACCCCATTCGGGGTTATCTTAGCTTATTATAATGCTGCTATCTCACCTGTGTTTAACACACGAACCGGGATGTAGATAAATTCAGCTGCCTTGACTGGTTCAAGTGCAACGTCTACCCAAAGTTCATTTCTATCAATTCTTGCTGGTGTGTTATTGCTTTCATCACATATAACAATATAATCATAGATACCTCGTTTTGCTTTCAAATCAAGCATCAATGTTTGAACAACACCTTGAATTTGCTGTCTTGTCAACGCATCGTTAGGTTCAAATACAAACGGTCTTGCTGCTAATGTTAATTGTCTACGTACATAAGCAATTAGTCGTGCAACGTTAGTTCTATCTAATGCACTAGTACTATTGAAACTTGTCTTATTACCATAATTCAACAAACCAATACCAGTAAAGAATACTAATGGATTAATAAAGTTAATGTACAATACATCACGAATACCAATACGTGTCTTAGTAGTTATAAATTCACCAGTTGCACTGTCAATATATCCAATATTTGTAGCATTGTCAATATTACCTCTACGTGTACCTGCTGCTGCTAACCAAGGATAAGCAACTGTATCATTTCTGATAAATGTACGTAACATCATGTGACTTGGTGGAACTGCAACTAAGTTACCACTTAAGTCGCTTGTAATACCGCTAGGATAGAACAAACCTAAGTATGTATTACGAGTTACACAACCTTCTTCACCGGTGCTTGTGGCACCTGCGGCGTTAGTTGCCCATGCTTGAATTGCAGTAGCATTTGCTGGCAATCGCATTGGGGTGTCACCTAAGATATAACCTGTATCTCCGCGATCAGCATTCAATACAACCATGTTAGGTTGTAGTTCCGGATAACCAGGAGTAGCCATCAAGTTAAAGAAATTATCTTCATCACGAATGTCATAGTTAGTGTCAATTGTTGAACGTAGTGCTTTTACAACCATGTTACGTTGTGCTTTACGACCCATATACGGAGCACCATTTGATTCTAATCCACTTACACTTAGCCATGTAGCTGTTTGTGTTGGCAAACTTTCATCAGGGAAACTAATACCGTTGAAGTAATTTGTTTGATATGATTTAACATTGTAACCTGAACGGCGTGTGTTAAACAATAACATACCTGTTGGATATAATGCTGGATTAGGAGCATCTAAGTCTAAGTAATCACTAGACAATAAGCTAACGATACTTGGGATAGGATCATCAACTACATTGGTGTTGTCATTAGTTGCCCAACGTGCATCAGCGAATAATACACCCTTACTGCTTGTTTGATCGGCATTATCTAACAATACCCACATATCTGTCAAACTCTCTGTATCATATTCCCAACGACTGATTACTGGATACATTTCTAAATCACTTGTATCAATCCACAAATCACCGTATACTAACGCCGTATCATCACTTTGTAAAGTTGGTGCAGTTGCTGAAATAATAGGGCCTGCTGGATCAGTTGCGTTACTGCCGGTTGGGGTTGGGAAACCGGTATTATCGTAATTTATATTACTATAACCATTCCATTGTCCACCAGATTGAACCATAATATCAACTTGGTCTACGACACTCCAGAACCAATTTGTACCGTTAGCTGGAGCAGCTACCGGAGCACCTTCATTGGCAGTAAACTGTAATGCAACCCAGTTAGTAACTTGAGTATAGTATAATGATATAGCGTAACCACTGCTTAAAGTTACTGCGGTAACCGCACCTGAACTCACTGAAACAACGTTTAATACTAGATCGTTGGCTGTTGAAGCTCCACCCAATAATGTTCCGCTTACAGTTACGGTATCACCTACAACATACCCGGTGCCACCGGCCACCACGCCGTCTCCTGTTAAAGAATAAATGTGATGACTATCAATACTTACCTGTATAGTACATCCTGTTCCTCCTCCACCGGTGGTAGTAGCTAGGCCAGAAAATATTGTAGGCCCGGCGGATATTGCTGCGCCATATTCTACAAAAGGAGTATCTTGTGGAATAAAGCCAGCTTGTGATAGTATGTTGGCAGAAAAACATTGATGGGCTCCAGCTGTTAATATATAATCATCCATTATAATTTCACCACCTTTGGTATGCACTAATTGAACAGCCCCGTCAGTAGTCAACAATGCAGTTGTATAAGGGATATCAGCAGCCAGCCAAGCAGTTACAAACTGTAACGGAGTACAATCATCGGGAATAGAAACATAATATTGACTTGACAAGCTAGTACTATTTGGTATACTAGATTGAACTGTAATAAATGCTGATGCCAAACTATATGGTAACGATATTGTGAAATCTGTCTCAGTGCCGGTTGCTACTGTTGGACCAATTGCCGATCTTTCCCATAAATATATAGGATTTGTTCTATTAATAAAAGGAGGATCACCGTCGTATTGTGCATAGACCGTACCTACTGGAATAGTTTGTCCGCCGGTGGAATCTATAGTTGTGTCTGCATCCCAGTTACTAGTTGCCAATGTTACGGTTTTTGCGGTAAAAGAACCAGTAACTGAATTAAATTCAGAAACGACTGGGGTTAAGCCAAGGCCTGCATTGCTAGCTTTAATCCATACTGAGCCGGTTGGATGAGGATATGTTTGACTACTTGACCATAACGGCATTTCTGCTGAAGTACCGTATACAACTTGAGGTTGATAGTAATTTGTTGCAGTTATCCCTAGTTGAGCTAACACTGTACCAGTACCGGTGATTCCTAAATATTGATTACCAGAACTTGAAGGCTGAGTAGACGATAAAACTAATTTACCTGATACTACAGTTGCAGTAATATAGGCAAAATCCAATAAATTAATAACATTTGCAAGACCTGCAACATTATTATTAGGGCTTACCGGAACTGTAACTACGGTAGACCACGCACCACTTAAACTAATAGTTAAAGTGTTACCGGCAGTTAAGGTAGGGTTAGAATTTGTACCCTGAACAGTTGGCCAGTCAGCCTGCCATTGAGTGCTTCCCAATACTGTCCAATAATTGCCAGAAGTTTTGTAATAATATTGTTGATATGTTTGATCAGCTTGAACAGTAGCATTAACTGCATAATCACCAATATTACCTAAACTATCAATAGGTACACCGCTAGTTAAATATGCATCGTCTGTTATAACGATTGGAGTGATTGCTGAAAATTGGCCGGTTGTTGCATTGAACTGGAAGATACCCCATGTAGTAGTAGTTGTGTCTAACCAATATGCACCATTTGATGGTGCACCTGAAGGACGACCAACTGAACCTACTAGTGATGCCAAATCAATATCAGCACGTAATGTATATACCCGATTGGTAGTCCCTAATGCTGAATAAGCGGCTAATAGCCCGTATTCGTTTAATTCATATCCTTGGATTGGTGTTCCTGCTGTTGTTGTGTAGAAGAACGGTACACCATAAAAATCAACTAAATCTTTTTGACTTGTGATTTGATATAATTTACCTGCATTTGCCGCAGTAGTACCGGCTGCTACACCGGTTCCAGACGGATTTGCTTTATTCTGTGCGGTTGCGAAAACTACAAGCGGTACAGATGCGCCTGGGGCTGGTAAATATTGACTTTGGTCAATGATTGTGACTTCTACGCCTGGTGATGTTAATGCCATTTTATTTTTCCTTTAGTAAAATTTTGAGGTTTACAACCTAATTGCATACTATTATTTATGAATAAATTAAAAAAAGACGGTTTAACTGTACCTTTGAAGGTCATTAACAACTAAATATAGTTATGTTAAATCAACGTCCAATATGTAAAACATGTAACAAGAATCACGCAGCAATAAACTATAAACGGGATGGTGTTACACATTACAGAAGCATATGTGACGAATGTGGCAGGAAGAAGAATAAGAAAAAGCCACAAAAAGCCAATTGGACTAAGAGTGGTTATAAGAAAAAAGCCACATGTGATTTATGTGGCTTCAAGAGTTTATTTAGTACACAAATAACAGTGTTTCATATTGACGGAAAGTTAGAACATATAGAACATACTAATTTACGTAGTATATGTTTAAACTGCGTAGAAGTGGTAAAAAAGAAAGAGGTTACATGGCAGCGCGGAGACCTTCAGATTGCCTATTGAGTATCTCGTACATTTTATTATGTAACTCATCAATTGTACCGTTGTTTTCAATAATAT